AGAGATACCTGACCAACGCTACCATAACACTGGTGCGGAGACTATGACTCTGGTAGATGGCGAGACAGTACTAAGTTACGCCACTACTGATAGAGATGTGGATCAACTAAAGGTGGGCATGAAGGCAAAGGCAAAAGATATCGCGTCATCCACTCTAGCTAAATCAGACTGGATGCAGCATAGAGAAGCCGAAGGTGGTACGGCAATGTCAGCAGACTGGAAGACCTATCGCGCAAATGTACGGGTTAAGTCCAACATAAAAGAATCTGAAGTAGACGCATTAGCTGATCTCGATGCTGTGAAAGCATATGATGAGGCTGGTGGTGTGGGTGGTGACTGGCCCAATGATCCTGATTACGTAGAGCCTGTAGAAGAGGAGGAGTAGTGGCATTTATACCTATAGATAAAGTAGGTGAGGTAGGTATAGTTAAGGAGAATGCTCCTTGGCAATTGCCACCTAATGTCTGGAGCGACGGTAATAACATTAAGACGGACGAAGGTTCCATAAAGAAAACCCCTGGTTATTCAGAGGTCATGGCTACCTGCCCCATCGCTCCTTACTCTATCTTACAGCTAACTCTAGGCACGCCTGAGTTCTGGATAGTTGCTGGTCTAACAGCTATCTATGCCTATGACAATACAAGTTCTAGCACACTTCTCAATGGCGGAATAAACGACAGTGTTGCAACCGTAACCGTAGACAGTACTGTTGGGTTTGAGTCTGTAGGTACCATCACGATAGGTACTGAGAATATATCCTATACAGGAAAGACTGCTACTACCTTTACCACCTGTAGTAGAGGCGCAGACAGCACAAGTCCTGACGACCATGCTGATGATGCTACTGTAACTAGAGCTTCCAAGTGGTATAACATCACCCGTTCTAGTGGCGCGTACTCAGCTACATCTGATGAGAACTGGACATCTACCATCATAGGTGGTGTTCTGGTCATGACGAACAACTATGACAAACCTCAGTATTGGGCCTTGACAGGCGGTGTACCACTGTCCAGCACCTTAATGCAGGATCTATCTAACTGGCCTAGCCTTACCTTATTGGATGGAGCCATAACAGGTACAGGTGTTCCTAGTCCTGATGAGATAGTTGTAGACTCTACGGCTGACTTCCCAACTTCTGGCACGTTTACTGTTGACACTGAAGATATATCCTACACAGGCAAGACAGCCACAAAGTTTACTGGTATAGGCCGAGGAGAGAATGGAACAACCGCAGCTACGCACTTAGATGATGCGCCTGCATTTGTAAATGTATACGCTAAGTCTATCCGAGCATTCCGCTCATTCCTGGTAGCTTTGAATGTTCAGAGGGGTGGCATAGACTACCCAAGAATTGTCAAGTGGAGTACTGAGGCTGGCATCCAAGGCGTTCCATCGTCATGGAATGAAACGACTAGCACAGTTGATGCTGGTGAATTTGAATTAGCTGACACGAAAGGTGATATCCAAGACGGCCTTCAGCTTAGAGATACCTTCATGATCTACAAGGAAGACGCGACTTACTCTATGAGTTTTGTCGGCACTCCCTTTATCTTTTCTTTCAGGCAGCTATCTCCTACGATTGGAGCTATAGCTAAGAACTGTGTTGCTGAGTTCGATGGTGGTCACGCTATCTTCGGTAAGGGTAACTTCTACATTAATGACGGTCAGAGACTAAAGCCGATACTTCCACAGAAGCTAAAGGAGTACGTCTTCACTACGCTTGATGGTGCACAAGTAAACAAGTGTTTCGTTGTTGCCGACTATGGCAGGACTGAGATACTCTTCTGTTTCACTGCTGACGGCGCAGCAACCAACCATCCTAACAAAGCTGTAGTGTGGAACTATATCACCAATACCTTCTGTATAAGAGACTTACCTGATGTGGCCCATATGGGTTACGGTAACGTAGGAAACCCCACCACAGCGACTACATGGGCTGCTACCAGCGATACCTGGGTAGGCATTACAGGTCCGTGGACCATGAGTTATGACCTACAGGATAAGGTTCTACTCTTTGCTGACCCAACCAATACTAAGCTATATAGGGATAGGTCCGGCAATAAGGAAGATACCACGAACATGACATCCTATGTTGAGAGAACTGGTCTATCTATGAATGCACAAGGTCAGCCAGACCACACGACAGTTAAGCGCATTAGCTCGATCTGGCCTAAGATGTCTGCCAGTGGCGCGGATACTATAAACGTCTACCTTGGAACTCAGATGTCTACAGAGGGTGGTATCTCATGGAATGCACCGGTAACATTTAACCCTGACAGCCAGTCAAAGGTATCCGTTAGGGGCACCGGCAAGATGTATGCGATACGCTTCGAGTCGACAACCGATATGAATTGGGAGCTTGATGGCTACACTATAGAGGTTGACAACGTAGGCAGGCGTGGCTCAAGGAGCTACTGATGGCAACCTATGCAGATAGAGTAGAGAAGAGCGTAACAAGGTACGAACCTGGACCACTACCAGAACAGGTAGAAGATCTAGGTGGTTATGTTGTCAGTGAATTGAAAAGACTTGGCAGTATTCTTCTCAACCAATCTATATTCAGGCTTGAGCCTGTGCATATAGAGCCAGCTAGACCACGCAAAGGTGATATAAGGTACGCAGATGGGACCGATTGGAACCCCGGAGCAGGGGAAGGGATCTACTGGTATAATGGAACAGCATGGGCAAAACTGTAACGCAACTTGAAACTATCGCTGTGCAATCACGCAAGTGTCAGGTTGCACTTGTCGAAGCAGAAGATGTAGACATGGTGTGGGGCGAAGTCTCTCCTCTTATAGAGAAGGCATTACTCCATGCTGAAGGCGAACTGGTACCCGAAGATATAAAGAAACATCTGGATACGAGTGATCTAAGGTTATGGGTAGCACTAGAGAATAAAGATGTCTTAGCTGCTATGGTAACTGAAATCATACAGTATCCAAGAAAGAAGATAGTGAGAGTTATAACTCTAGCAGGGAAAGACATGAACATGTGGTATGAGTTCCTCCCTATGGTAGAGGGTTACGCGATAAGAAATGGATGCTCCTCCCTTGAGGCGTGGTCAAGAAAAGGTATGGCAAGAAAACTAAAAGACTGGAAACATTCTTATGATATCATTACGAAAGATCTAAAGCAGAGGATGCAATAATGGCAACAACCGGACTATTAAGCAGTGGTGGTGCTTTGTTCCCATCGACAGTAAGAGGACCAGCTGGCAATCTTCCTGGCGGTCAAGGGATACTAGGTTACACTCCTGTAACACCATCTCAGACGGTGCAGCGAGGCGCTGTTGCTGTACCTATGGAGCTAGCAATGCACGAAGGCGCGAACAAGTATGAGAATTACGTTAGAGCGTGGCCTGATTTACTAAACCATTACCTTAATAACATACCTACTGATACTCAGTCTATGGCTGACTGGGGGCAACATCACTGGCAAACCACAGGCCAGCATGAAACTGATGACTCAATGGCAGCGTGGAGAGGAAGAGGTATGTGGGGCGATACGCCATTGTCCAGGCATCAGCTAGGTCCGGGTAGATTTCAGGCATCGAGATATTTACCAGCGATGGATGCAGATTATGATCCAAGAGAAGGTACTACAGAAACAACATATAGTGCTGGTATACCAATGCCAGATGTAGAGGGATATAAGTATGCTTATCGTCCGTATGAATGGGATCAAGGTGCTCAAGCCTACTCAGAGTTAGCGTACAATGAATTCGATCAAAGCGCATACCCATACTACCCGTACCTTCCAACAGGTGGTAGAGCGCCAGAGAAGAATAATCGCATATTAGCTGGTGTTAGACTGGTTCCAGTGTAGGAGAACATTATGTCAGGTGGATCAAAAGTACAGACAACGAGAACAGAACCGTGGCAGGAACAGAAGCCCTACCTAGAGAGAGGCTTTGAATACACAGGAGATCTCTATAGATCAGGTGCATTAAATCCTGCTTACTATGGAGGACAAACAGTTGCTGGGTTTAGTCCTGCTCAAGAGGCAGCACAGGATGCCACACTAAGGTATGCTACTGATCCACAGACTGAGGCGTTTATGGGTGCTGCTCAAGCTGGGCTAGGTGGTACGTTAGGTTACGGTGCCGGTGCTATGGGTTACGGTGAGGGTGCTGCCCGACCATTAACAACCTCTGAGTATGGTGCGTATACTCCTTTTGGCGGAGGGGAACAAGGTATAGGAATGTACGAAGACCTTATCGCCGGTAAGGTAGACACAGATACTGGTCCATTCAAAGATGTTGCAGATGTCTATGGTAGACAGGCAATGAGCCAACTAACTGGGAATGTATTACCAGGAATACGCAGCGCAATGGTGCAATCACAGGCAGGTGGTGGCACGAGAGGAGATATAGTGCAAGCTAATGCTATAGCTTCAGCTAACCAACAGATGACGGACAACATAGCCAAGGCTCAGTTTGATGCTTATAATCGGGCGCAGGGTATGAGATTGCCAGCAGCACAGATGGGCTTAGGCGCACAACAGGCAGCTATGGGTTATGGTATGCAGGGAGCAGGTGCTACACAAGGCGCGTTAGGCCAGTACCCATCTATCCTTGGCGCGCCATTATCAATGACTGGAGCAGCAGGACAGGTCGGTGCACAACAGCAGGCAATGGACCAGCAATTACTAGATGCTGATCGAGCTAAGTATGCTTATGATGCACAGAGAGCGCAGCTTGGATTACAGAACTACATGGCTGGTATCTCAGGTGAGTACGGTGGAACTAGTACAGCAACAGGACCAGCAGGACCTGACCCGATGCTTTCAGCATTAGCAGGTGGTCTTGGGTATGCTGCTGGTGGTCCAATAGGTGCTGGCTTTGCTAAGATGTTTACTGGTTAGGAGAATAGATTATGGCACATGAATATGGACATGCAAGACCTTTGTGGGGGATAAAGCAACTCCAGGATTTCTGGAAGCGAGAAGAGCATCCCTGGAATGCACCTGTACCAGATGATTGGATGGGTGTCTACCCTAGTGAATCTCAGTGGGAAGGACAAAGAGACCAGACAATTGATCCCTCTGCTCTTGCTCCAAAAATGCAGTCAGTGCATGGTTCTCGTGGTATCTATGCTGCTGCACCTGTTGATCCTGTTGAACAACAGCGGGAGAAAATGCGTAGATTCCGAGCAGCAGATGTAGGGAGTATGACACCTGAAGTAAAGGCTAAGATGCTCACTGGTGGCTATGATCCAGTAGTTGATGAAGAGGACGAGTACGCTAAACTATTAAGGATGATGTTCATGTCAGAACTCATGGCAGGAATGGCAGGTGGTGATCCACCGACACCGTATACTGTACAGGCAGGACCAGCAGCAAGAGCATTTCCAACGATGCCCTCAATGATGGGGTAGGAGAATACTATGGGATTTTGGAGCGGATTCGAAGGGCTTACAGGACATAAACCTGGCGCATTCAAAGGGTTTAGTCTAAAAGATATCCTTGATAAAGATATGTGGGAGCGTCGCGAAAGGTTAAACCAAGGCCGACGCTTTGAAGAGACTGGTGTTCCTGAAACTACTAACTGGTACAGAGGTAGAGGAAGACCTGAGATGATGGGTCCAAGAGTGGGCGAAGTAGAAGTTGGCATGGAAGAAAACCTCCTTAGTGCCAACCCAGACATGTATGCTGGAGTCAATCAAGGTCAGTTTGATGCAACTACACTGGCTAACCAACAAAGAAGGAATGCTCTCTGGGGTTCTGGACCAGATACAGTTAGCGCAGCTAGGCCTTGGGCTAACATACAGGCTCAGATGCTGGGCGGTATGGGGCAGGGAGATACTGTTGCTTCCCAGGCAGAGGCAGCTAGACTTAATGCTATTAATAGTGGAGACTCTGCTGCTCTTAGGGCTGCTGGTATTATGCCAGCTATGGCAGACAAGACTATTGTAAAGAAAACATTTGCTGATCCTAGTGTATCCGACACAATAACTGAGACTATAAAAGAAAAGGTGCCAACTGGGGCTGCTCAGTGGGGTAATAGCAGGCATCCACCTAACTGGCAGAACCGAGTAGATACAACATCGCTAATGAATATGCTTAATCCGCAGTCGTGGCAAGATGTAATTAGGCGAAAGTTTGAGGAAAGACAGAGAGCCAGGAGGTTATACTAATATGATCGCAGCGACACTGATGGGGTTGGGAGGCGCAGCTATACCTTGGCTCATGCGTAATCCAAGGATAGCACAGGCTATAGGTGGTAAGCTAGGTAAGAAAATCTTTACGCCCGGCAGACCGGAGATGCCTATAAAGGGTATGCCCGGTGCAAGGCCTATAGAAGCTGTACCTCCCGGTGGATTCGTGGGCAGACACCCTTATATATCCAGCGCAGGTCTAGGCTATGCTGGTACTACGGCTGGTAGTATGCTAGCTGGTAACCCTGAAGAGCCTACGCCTAGTCCTAGGGGTGGCGTACCTCTTCCTGTTCCCGGCGGTGTACCGGCTGGACCACCAGTGGATGACTTCACTAGCAATCTTCCATCCTACGCGGAACGAGCATCAGCTAATAGACGTAAGATGTTCAACAACATGAGTACCATACTCAAGCATACCATGCTGCTTAACTTCCAGAACCCTGGGCGTAAGAATAACTACATGAAGAATGCTATTGATATGCTGAAGATGGGTGCAATGCAGCAGAATGAGATAGAGCTAGGCAATATCATAGATGAAGTATTCAAAGATGGCAAGGTTCCTGACTCAGCAAGGACGGTTTACGAGCGCATGATAAAGGCTGGTGCCAGTCCTAAGGAGGCTTCTGATACCAGTGGATACACCCTTGAGATCGAGAAGTCAGAAGCTAAGATAGCTACCGATCTATTAAAGGCGCAACCTAAAGCTAAGGACATGTATACGAAAGGTATGCTTGCAATGCGTACACTACAGAATGCTTACGAAGCTGGTAATCAGGAAGGTGCTATCCAACAGCTTGCCGTCTGGTTGAAGACAAAGGAGATCGAGATGCCTGAACAGTACGCTGGTATGCGGGATTTAAAAGATGCTGACTACTACCAACTAGCTGCACAGATTCTTAGTGGTACAGGATCAGAAGCTGTACCTAGTCCGACAGGTGAAGTAACTGGTGTAAGAGTTAAGTAATGCCGAAGATCGAATTCGACTTTGGAGGCAAGACCTTTGAGGCTGACGTTGCTGATTCATTCCTTGATAGGGAAGAACAGGAACAGAATCGCATACTAAAGAAACATCTTATAGATGAGTATGAGACTAGGAAGCCTGAGCGTGGCAGCGATGAGAAGGGTGTCCTTGATTACCTTGCATTACTTGAGCGACCTGCCCAAGCTATTAAGACTGGCCTAAAGGAAAGTGCGCTCGGTTCAGTAGCCTTTGATCTAATGGGTGGTGTAGACTTGACACCAGCAGAAGGCATGTGGACAGGTACGAAGCGTGGCTGGATGGGAGAGGATGAGGTTAGAACTCAAGACTTTCTCCCTGATGACATGCCACCACTGGCTAGAGGCTTGTTTGGATTCGCTGGTGACGTAGCCACTGATCCGCTTACATGGTTCGCCCCGCAGTTGGTCAAGGGTACCGGCAGCCTCATCAAAGCCGTTACACCTGAGCCAGTTAAGGAAGGTCTGAAGAAGGCTGGTAAAGCTGTGGCTGAACAGAAGTTCGGTGCGTCAAGGGTAGGCTTACCTGATCTTGCTCGTATGTTCAATGTACCTATGGGTATCAGCAGGCTGGTCAAAGGTACTGGCGACTCAAGTAGAGAGATCGCTATGAATCTTGACAGGCAGCTAGCTGATGAGATGCCTAAGTTCGATGTTTACTTTAAGACCAGAGCTAAAGAAACTGGCGAAGACATTGAAACGATAAAGACTAAGTTCCGAGAGCAAGCACAGAGGGAGAGAACCTTTCGTGTAGACGAGAAGGGCAACCCAATACTAGATGCTGAGGACGGGACTCGTATATATATAGATGATGATGGCAACCCTTTACCGTTATTTAATGTTGATGATTCAGAAAATATACTAGGGCTAGAAGGAGCAAGACTTCTAGGAGCGTGGGAAGATATAGGACATAGACTAGCTAAACTATCTGATGCTTATGGTCAGCCGATAGAACGTGTACTACATAAGGGGTACTTCCCCGGTGTGCTAACTAAGCATGGCAGAAGATTCGTTGATGAAGGACCGAAGACATTTGTTTCTGGTGTAGATGAAATGGGTAGCCCCCTCTATGCTGCCGGTTATAGGGGTGGTCGAGAAGCTGAGTCATTAGGACTCAAGAGTATTGATGAGGCAAACCTAGACCATGCAGACGCTATGTCTCGACACTTTAGAAGTCATGGCAGGACAACTAATCCTCTTGACAAACCTTACGAGTTCTTTCAAACTGATCCTAGTGTGGGCATGGGACTGAGATGGACACGACAGAACTTAGCTCTGCAAAGAAAGTGGTTCATGGATGAGATCACTGATGCAGCCAGGGTGACTGGACCTATGGGCTGGAACCCAGCGACTAAGAGCAGACACTTCA